TGCGTATGTGTAAGGACACAAACGGAAGCTCGAAGTTGTTATTGACACGGCAGCAACATTAACTGTGAAAACATCTGATGCTGAATTCACTTTAAGAAAGTACGCTGACATTACGAACGTTGCTGTGCTGTTGATAGCTGTTGGCCCCACTGCAATTAGTGAGGTTGATGCTGTTGTTAATACCACAGGTGTGGTTATAACCGTGCCTATAAAACTGAACAGTATCAAGTACTGCCCAGGTACATCTATGGAAAATGTTGTTCCTGACAACCACGTGATTGATAACGCTCCATCCGAACCAAATGAGGTTCCTAGAGGAGCTACTGCTGTTTCATTCAAGGGGAGAACGCGCGTTGACAGTATGTCTGCTGCGCTCGTTTGTGGTGTCATTAACTCTACTTCATACTCGACAAACAGACGTCCTATTGTTGACGTATCTGCACAATCCGTCGTAGCTATGAAGAAGTTTCCACAATCATACAGTTTAATGTCTTGACCCGCTCCTGTCAAAGCTCCTATTCGTGTGAACTTTGATGGTCCAATTTTATGCAACATTGATATGTTCGCCATAAACATTAAGGGCTCACAAATTTGACCGGTTTTTGAACCATAGTAACTTTGGAGCTCATCTTCATTGAACGGTGTCGGATCTGAGGCATCATAATCGATACCCATTATCACATCCCCAGCAAAAGTTCCCGCTTTTGAGTTAATAAATTCATACTTCAACTTTCTGAACCTATATGACTCATAGCGGTTTGCTATGGGATATAACCACTTAAACTGTGTTGGTAATCCTGGATTTATTGGATCTGTGGCAATCACAAAATTTTGTGATCCTGAGACTTTAGATATAAATTCTCTGTGTGTGACCAAAAGGTTTCCATTTGGCAATATACGTTGCCTAGGTTTCCCTATTGTCACAATCTTCACTTTTCCAAAATTTGCTGGACGAGTAGCTTTACCTTTACGGTTTCGGGAAGCTCGTGCCTTCTTCCTTCTATTATTGTTCGTTTTCTTTCCGGGTTTCGTCCCGTTCTTTTTCGAAACATTATTCATGTTTTTATCTGGCTGGCTCAACTTTACAGTTCTTCCAGATAAACTTTGTGGACGAAGAATGGAATCTCCTAAAAACAATCGTTCATATGACACGTCTGTTTTTATCTGGGTTTTAGCCAAAATCCAACGAGCATCATCTTTCATGATACGATCGTAACGAGCTAGTAACCACTCT